TCTGGCTGTTCTCCGCGGTCTTGGCCGGGATGATGTTGCTAATGGAAACGGCCATTTATACCTCCAAGGAACTTACGTTATCAGTCACGGTCAAAATTACCGACGGGACCGCCGGGTGCACCGCAGTCGCGGGATCATACAGTATTTGGACGCTGGTGTCGTCAACTTCCCACATCAGTTCGATGTAGTCGCCCGCGTTAAGCTGAATGATGTAATTCCACGCAGCCAACGTCTCGGCGTTGTTGCCTTGAATGCGTATTTGCCCGGCGCTGTCAGGGACGTTCGTACCGTTCTTGCGAAGCCAAATCCAAATCAACCCGACACCGCCTGCGGTTTTATCAAGCTGGGCGGAAAACTGTACATTGTAGACGTTTGATCGGTCGACATAGATGCGCGACGTAGGACTGCCGATAGTCACGCCATTGGACAAATCGGTCTTGTTAAAGGTCATGGCGTAGGCCGTGTTGATCGCGGCTGCCGTCTGTGTCGTAGTATCGTAAAACGATCCGTAACGCGGCGTCAGATATTGCTTGGGCGGCGGCGACAGCGCCAACGCCTGAAGCTGCGTCTGAATATCCGCAATGTCGCTTTCCGTAGCAGCCGGCGGCGTAACGCTGGTGGCCTGCGCCAGCGCGTCTACTTTAGCGTCGACGTTGGCTGTTTCAGAGCAGCAATCAGGAGCGCTTTCCAACCCCTGAATGGCCTCGGCGAACACGGCGTCATAAGACGCCAGCAGCGAGGACGTGTCCGGCGCCAGCAGCGTTTCGTCTTGGTTGTTCTGCGTTGCCGTCAACAGCGACAGGAAGAACCGATACCATTCGCGGCTGATCGCGCCGGTGCGGTCGTCGATCAGCGCGACGCGCGGCGGCGTCAAGTTAGTAGGGTTGATCGGCGCCGATGCCATCAGGCCCGCGTCCCGCTGAGCAGCAGTTCGGCGCCCATGATGTAGATGCGCACGGGATCGGTCCCGGAGATTTCGTAGACGCGGTCGCGTATCTTGAGCGTGGCGCCCAGACGGCGCCAGATCGTGCGGTAGCCCGACCGGCCGATCCGGCCCATCGACTTCCAGTGTTCGTTCGACCACGTGTGGCCGCCATCGTCGGACCAGCGCAGCATGACCTGCGGGTTGTCGCCTTGACCCGTGACAAGGCCAACGCCGGTCTCGCAGTCAAGCTGCATGGAGTGCTGGATCGTGCGGGCCAGATTGTTGGCGCCGGTCGGCAACGCACGCCACGACCGCAGCCACTTCTGCGGCTGGCCGGCGTCCGAATACTCGTTCAGGTCGAACGCGTAAATCTTGCCGTTCTGGTAGTCGCCGATGACGTTCGTGCTGTTGAAGAACATCTGGCTGTTGCCGCGGTGACGGTTGAACTGGCCATTATCGAACGACGCGCGCTCATGCCAAGCGCCGGTCGCCACGTCGAATACCCAAGTCGTGTTGGCGGTCGGGAAGTTCAGCACGTAGAAGCTGTGGCCGTCCTGCTGGTAGGTGTAGCCGACCGCGTCTTCAAGGTTGGCGTATTCCTGCATCTGCCATTCGATAGCGTGCGTCGAGATGCGCTGGCCGATATAGCCGGCCGCCCGGTAAACCATACCCTGACCGCGCGCGTCCTTGCCGAGCCAGTAAATCTGGTTGTCCATCTTGGCGATGGAGTACGGTGCGGCGCAGCCCAGTTCGTTAAACGCACCTTGGATGCGGGTCAGCGGGAAGTCGGTCAGCCCGGCGTCGTACCAGACTTCGGTCGAGTTGGTGCCGAACACCCAAACCTCGCGGTGATCGACGAACACGGCGACCACGTCGTCCGGATTGCCTTCGGCGCTGGCGAAGTCCAGCGGATCGACGCTGGTGCCGTCCAGCAACTGCGTCACCCAGATTTTCTGGCTGTTGGGCTCGTTAAACACGAAGTAGCCGTCGATGTAGCCAACCGTCACGGCACCCGGAAAGTCCGGGTCGGTGATCTGCTGGAACACGTCGGTCTGGGCGTTGTAGATGTAGCCCTGCGGGTTAGCAGCGATAAAAAGCTGCGTGCCGTTGTCGGCCATGCTGACCGGCCCGGTGCCCGCAACGGTGCCCTTGGCGACCGCGTTCCAGTTCGTGTCGATCTGATAGAGCGTCGGGCCTGACACGACGTAACCGTAGCCGCCATACGTCCACTGCCCGCGGATCGGGCCGATACCGACCGTAGCCAACAACGACAGCCCGGGCGCGCGCTGAAGAAACGCGGGCTCCTTGCCGCCTTCGGGAACAACCTCTGGAAAAAGGTTGACCATGCGGTTGTCGGCGGCGTTGACGCTGCGGGCGACATACGCCGACCCAAGGATCGGCGTCTTCATCAGTAGTTCCCTGCGTAGACGTTAAAGCGCTGCCGCGTGGCGACGAGGCTGTACGGCATGGACATGATGTCGTCAGGGTTGTTGATGCGCTTCAGGTCACGCTTGCTGGCCATCGCAATCCGGCGCACCTGCGCGGACGGCTCGACGCCAAACTCCGGTGCGAATTCGCAGGCCAGATTGTAGCGGAACGCCCGCAGGTAGCCCGGCGGGAAATGCAGCGTGGTCGCCAGCGTGGCCGGCTGGGTCAGTTCTTCGACCGAAATGAAATGCCATGTCAGGTCGCGCGTCGGGCGCGGATAGACGTACATGTCAATGTCGGGGAACGTGTTGTTGACGAAGATGACCTGCGGATACGTCGAGGTCACGGACTTAACCGCGATGCCGTCGTACTGCTGCTGGTTAATAAACTTGATGCCGTAGCTAACGCCGGTGCCGGGATCGACGAAATACGTCGCGTCATCCAGCAGCACCGGGCGATTGCCGACAAAGTCGCCGCTTGGGCCAAGCGTGCGATTAAGCTGGCCTGCCGGCCATGTGAACACCTGATCCTGCGTCGAGAACACGGACAGTCGTTCCGTGTTCCAACTGTCGATCATCTGGTTCATCGCGTTCAGCGCGTCCTGAGACGTTTCTGCCGAAGGCACTTCGCCTTCAGCCAGAACGCCTAGCAGGCGCAGAGAACCGTTGATGATGTCGCCGGCAGTAGCCATGACTTAGTCTTCCTGCTTAGCGCGGGGGCGTCCTCGGCGCTTGGGGGCCGCCAGTTCGTTTACGACTTCTTCTTCGTCGTCGTAATCGTCTGCCGCCGCTTCCGGCGTGTCTGGATCATAGCGCATCCAGCCGTGCATTTCATCATAATCCGCTTCGTGTTCGCTAATTGCGACCTTAGCGCCATGAACGGGGTGTACCATGTAAATTACGGCCATAAAAACCTCTTAGAATGGACGGCCCGAAGGCCGCCCATCTTTTTAGCTGATCGCCATGAACTGCCACTTGGTGCCGTCCGCGTAGAACAGCTTGCCCTTGCCAGTTGCGTTGGTCGTGATACCAAGCGAACCGGCGGGGGCCGAAGTGGTGGTCGAGTTGGCGGTGATCGCGGTGCTCAGGATGTAGACGCCAGCGTTAGCATTGGCGGCGACAACGCCCGAGGTGGCCGACGAGGTCACAGTGTCAGCCGTCAGCGCGCCGGTAACCGAAACGCTTTCGAACTGCGGGTCAGCGTAAGCAACGCCGACTGCTTTGGTGTTAGGCATAGAACCCTCCAAAGGAAATGGCCCCCGCAGCTAAGCGGGGGCCGAACAAATTACATCAGGAACGCCGACCAAGTCGCGTCGCCGGTCTTGACGAACTTGTAGGTGTAAGCGCCAAAACGCGGCACCGTCACCGAACCGTAGACGGTCACGCCCGTACCGGCGGTAACCGGAACGGTCGAGGACGAACCCGTGTTGTTGTTGTTGCAGATCGTCAGGTTGAACGACGAACCAACCTTGGCCGACGGGATAGCAGCGTCAAGCTGGGTGCCCGTAGCGGTCGTGACGGTCAGGGTAGCGTCGCTTGCCTTCTGGCAAACAACCAGACCAACAGCCATCTGAGCGGCGGTCAGGGTGGTGTCGCCGGTCAGGGTGGTCGGGATCGACTGAACGCCGAGGACGGCTTCGGTCAGGTTACCGTCGCCAAGCTGGTAGCCACCAGCACCATTAGGAAGAGCCATGATAAATCTCCTATAAGAAGTTGCCCCCGACCGAAGCCGGGGGCGGTGTTAGATTAGCCCCAGAGACGGCAAGCCATCTGCGGACGAATGGTGCTGTAGCCGTACAGAACGTCGATACGGCAGGGCATACGGTCGTTGTTGATGTCGTACTGACGGACAACGCGGAGCGAGATGCCGTTGTGGACCTGACGCGAAGCCATGTCGACGCCCTGCGGGAGCAGAAGGTCGGCGGTGGCGAAGGTGATCGCGTCCTTGTGGTACACGAGGTTCTGCGCGTACTGCGACGAAGCCGCACCGACGAACACGACAGCCTTGCTGTTGCCCGGCAGAGCGTTGACGGTGGCGAGAGCGTGGTTGGCCGAGTAGATCGGAGCAACCGTGATGCTGCCTTCGCCCGACGAGCCCAGCGTAACGTCGGCCAGAGCGACGAACTGGAACAGCGAACCGGTGCTTTCGCGGGTCTGCGGGTTCACAGCGTAGCAGTCAGCGACGGTGAACACGTCACCAGCCTTGACGGTCGCACCGTTGCCAGCGCCGGTGATGGCGATGGCGGTAGCGCCTTCCGACGTGATGGCAGCCGAAGTGGTGCCGCCGGTAGCCGAACGCGAACCAGTGGTGAACTGCTTGATCGACTGCGACATGTTGACTTCGTCGAAGCCAAGCACGCCGGTGCCCATCAGGCCGTTCTTGAACTGCTTGCTGATGGTGTCGGTCGGGTTGAACAGGCCCTTCATGCCTTCGACCAGACCAGCGTTAGCAGCCGGGTTAACGGTTGCGTAGCGCGGCGACATCACAGCGGCGTTTTCGTTCAGCTTCTGCTGAGCGGCCAGCAGGACAGCCGAAGTGGCCGGGGTGGTGCCGGGGGTGCCGACCGAGTTACCGATGGTCTTAAACGCATTGGCAACGTCAGCGTCGATGCTGGACGCAAGCTGCGAGATACGCGGCTTCAGCACGCGCTCGGCGAAGTCGTCGAGCTGCATGGTCAGTTCGGCGGTGGTGAAGTTCACGCCGATGTGCTTCTGCGAAGCAACGGTCAGGGTGGTGAACTGTTCGTTGTCGTCCTGCACCTGAAGGGCAGCACCGTCGGTGACCAGAGCGCGGTCCGGCAGGCGGATGCGCAGGGTCGAGCCGATCTTGGCGCCTTCGACGGCGAAGCTGTCGTCGTACTGGCGGTTCACGTTGCGGGTGAGCACGAGGTTGTTCTCGAGGATTTCGAGAGCCTTCCGCGTGATCATGTCGATAGTAAGAATTGAGTTAGACATGGTCTTATTCCCAAATTAGCGGTTGCGTTGTGCCTCGTACTTCTTGATCTGCCGCTGCCGTTCCGCTTCGATCCAGTCCGACGTGCTCATTGATTTAACTGAGCGGGGATCGGTGGTGTCAAACGCGGGCGAACCAGTGGTTCGGGCGGTGACAGGAGCAATCGGTGCCGGGGCGTTGGAGGTCTTTTTGATCGGAGGAGCAGCACCAAGCTGCGCTTCGATCTTTCCAATTTCCCGAGCCTGCAAGATAGGGTCTAAACGCGAAATGCGCGCCGCATCCTTCGGGTTGCTACCCAAATGATATAGCACGTCGGGTCCGATGTCGGACGCTTGGATTGCCCGGGCCATCGCTTCGGTGACGGGGAGTTCGGGGTTGTAGGCGACCATTTCAAAGTCGTCGTACTTGTCCCGCGCAACCTCTTCACGTTCATGATAGGCTTCAAGCAATGCGCGCTGCTGATGTTCCGCTTCGCGGCGTGCCAGCAGTTCCTCGGCCTTACGCTCTGCTAACGCATCGGCGTAATCCTCGTAGGTCTCAAACTGCTCTGGAGACAGATCGGTCGGCTGCTGTAGCTGCCGAGCCTGCTGTTCCGCGGCCCTTTGAGCCTGTTCGCGCTCCCACTTGCGCTGCTCTCTTGCAAGACGCTTGCCGACAATCGCGTCAAGTTCTTCCTGAGTGAAGGTCTTAGACGCTTCCTGTTCGACAGGCTGCTCTTCCGGCGTTTCGTTTTCTACAGGCTCGACTGCTGCCGTGGCTTCGAGTTCTGGCGCGGGCACTTCCGCTAGTTCAGGAGCATTATCGCTCATTTGGTTTTGACCTTTCCAGTCACCTGATGATCCGCATCAGTACGGTTAGTGGCCAGCCTACAACATTTGTTGCAGGCTGGCAATCTTGGTTAGGTTTGGTATGAAACTTCGCCGACAAGGCGGTAGCCGTTACCGCCGGGGTACGTCCCATCGTATTTAAACACTGCTAGGCTGGTGCTGGACGCCTGCGCGTTGGCTTGGATCATCCAGCCATTAACACCATCCTCGCGGCCAGAGCCTTTGCCTGCTTTATCTGGCGTAAAAGGCAGGCCGCCAATAACCACATGCCCAGAGCCGGTGCCGTTGGTTGTGATTGTCACATCAAAAAAAGCAGTCACTAAATTGCCGATCTTGGTGTGCCACCCCGATACAGTGCCGACAGTCGTAATGGTGCCGCTCGACGAACTGACCACAGGAGTCCATACGCCAGTTTCATATTCATCGACGGCGTTGAACCCATAAGTCGGCGTACCGTTATATGAAAGCGTATAGTCGGTAAACAGGCTCGGCCCAATTACACGGCCGCTTCCCGTTACGCCTACGCCATAAAATACAGCTTTTGTGGTGGCGCTAACGGTATTATCGCGCTCTTGCACGTTCAACAAAATTACTTCGGCATCGTTTATACGGCACACGGATGACAGATTTGGCGCGGTCTGCTCGTTGAACGCTAACGTCAGACCAGTAATGACCGCGCGGCTGGACGCCGCGTCAATAAACCCGATCTGGTCCGTAGAACTTTCGATAGCCTCTATGTGCAAGGCATTAAACGTCATGTTTCCGCAAGCAGACAAAACCAAAGAAGGGCCGGTGTGCGTGGCCCGTTCAATGTTAAGTTGGGTCACAACGCCGTCATCGCAGTTTTCAAACGTGACACCATGTATCACGGGGTTAGCGATCAGATTGATCGTGTAGATGTTGGTAAAGACGTTACCGCTGTTGTTGTTGGCGATGGAGCTGATGAGCATCGCCTGACCGCCATAGACATCAATGCGGATGTCGGACACGCGGCAGGAATACATATAGTTCCCGGTGGCGTCGGAGTTGCTCGTCGTATACCGCTTGCAATAAATGCCGTGGTACGCGTTAAAAATATACAGCCGCTCCAAGATGCTCTCGTAAAGCGTCTGGCAATGGATCGCGTTTGCCCATTCGTTAGGGCTTACCTGAAGCGTATTGTATGTCAGCCCAAGATCGGAAATCTTGGTACGTTCGCTCTGTGCGTACAAAATCGGAATATTGTCAGTGTACTGAACGAGATTTGAATTGGGGCCGACACCGTGGAAATAGGTGCCGCCCTGAACTGTCAACGATCCAGTCAGTTTGTACGTCCCTTCGGGAACGTACACTTCGCCGCCGGCGCCAGCAGTCAATGCAGCCTGAAAAGCAGCGGTGTCGTCAGTCGTCCCGTCGCCAACAGCGCCAAAATCCAGCACGTTAAACGGAGCGCCGTCGATCAGCGAATATGTAGCCTTGGTCAAACTCACGGCCAGAACCTTTCGTTAAGGCAGATTATACGTTGTATTCGACAAAACCTTCCAGCAGGTAGCCATTTCCGCCGGGGTACGTGCCGCTAAACGTAAGAAGATCAAAATATGAGTTACCGTTAAAACCAGCCGATTGGATCATATAGCCGTTCACACCGTTTTCACGGCCCGATCCAGCAGCAAACCCGCTGATGGCAAACGGCAGCCCAGCGAGCCGGATAGAGCCGGCGCCCGTACCGTTAGTGGTGATGGCAACGGAGAACGTCACAAAAATGCGGCGCCCGATCCGAGTGTATTTACCCGACACGGCCCCAACCGTCGTGAGGGTGCCGCTGGTCGAGGTAACAGACGGCGTCCAATCGCCTTCCTCGTACCAGTTCAGCACTTCGCTGGTCATTCCCGCCGCGTGGGTGTTTGCGCTGAAGTCGATGCCTTTGCCAGCGGTGCTGAGGACGAGGTTTCCGGCGCCTACTTTAACATTGCCGCCATCAGGGTTTAGTACCAAGTCCGAAACATATGGGGCATCAGTTCTGAAAGAGCCAATCATTGACGAAGTGCTCGATCGCGCGCCGATGGCCACATAACCAGTAGATGACGACTGAATAAACCGAGCTTGAGTGCTGCCGCCGCCGGTCACCCACAAGGTGTCTCCTGAAGCGCCATTATTCGTTACGTCGAGCGCAGTGGACGCTGTCGTTTTTCCTACCGCCACATTGCCTGATGCGTCGATCACAAACGGCGATGCGTCTGGATTTGCGGAATCTTCAACTACAAGAGCGTTACCAGCGCCTGTCTGCGTAATGCGAACAGCTGGGTTAGAGCTATTGTTATCAACCGCGATCTGCGAAGCCGCAACAGGCTTACCGGCGGTCAAATTGTCAACACTGACTTTAACCGTAGATCCGCCTTGGACAATAGGAAGCGTTTCCGTGCCCGCAAGCGGCGTGGTGGCGGATGTAAGCTGCGAAATTTTTTTATCGGCCATGTGTATGCGTCCTATAAGTAGGCTTTATAACGCGTAATCTACGCTCTTGACTACCTTAACCCGGGTAACCGAACTACCAATTGTAACTCCGCTTCCGGTATTGTTATACAGTCGAATGGTGACTGTGTCAGTGGCGCTGACATACGCGTTTGCGGTCAGCCCCAACAGATCAACACCGAAAGATACAAGGGCAAAATCGCCCAGCGCAGCGCCAGTGCAAGTTATCGTAGTGGACGCTGAACTACCTGACGCGATTGTTCCGGGATTGTATGTCTTCAGAGCTTGCAGATAACGTGCGCCAAAATCGGTTGGTTCAGCGGCTTGATATACGCGTGCGCGGCCAAGTTTGACCTTGTCAGCGGAACCTACCGCAAGATTTACAGGAACAATCTGAAGGGACGCAGGCGAAGCCAATGCGCGAACCACAAACGGGAAACGGAACCGCTGCCATGTGGCTGGCACTCGGACAAAGCGCTTCATCAGGACTTCGCCATTGTCGCACTGAACGCGGATTTCAAGTTCGCTCAAAGACGCAGAACTGGCCGCAGCTACTTCAATTTCAGCCCAAATCAATTTTCCATTGGCGGGATTTGCGGCGTACCCATATGTGAAACCACCGACCCCAAATGTAAATTCAGCGGCATCAGCATCGCCCGTCGAATCCGTGATAGGCGTAGATGTCGTGGTGATTTTTGTGAATTTATTTACGCCGCTAGTTGGCTCTGTCCACAAATCTACCAATCCGGGGTCAAACCCAGTCATATGATTTTGCGAGAAGCTGCTTGTTCCCGAAAGCACGCCAAGCGGATCGCGGGCGCTAGTGTTTTGTGCCGTGCTGGTTGGTACAGGCGCCAATCCCTCAGACGCGTCCAAAATCATGCTGACATCAATCATATTGCTGTCATTGACACGATCATTTGATACCGTGACGCCGGCATCATATTGAATCACATAAGGATACAAGCCAGCCCAAGTATTTTTGACCGCAACATCACGGACATTTGGCGTGTATGAATAGATAAATCCTCGCGTCTGACCAGAGACGCTGGCCACATAGTTGTCAATCGTAGGGCCTACCAGAAATCCGGTGGATACGCTGGTAGAATGATTTTTATCAAACGCGTTTGTACCGGAACCTTCGTCCGCGATCAGAATGCGGAAATCGTTCGTGCTCAGGTTTTCATTGCCGAACTTGTTGTCAGTGCAGCTAAAACCGGAGCCGGAATTTACGTAGCTAGTGTGCGGTACGATCCAAACATCCGTTAGGACAGGCGAATTGCCACCGGACACAAAACGAATGAAATCATTGCGCTCGACCTTAGTGTTCTGAGCTTGCTTAATCTTGACATGGTAAAGATTGCAAAGGAATGCGTTGTCTTCAATCACGCATAGGTCAGGATTTCCGCTAAAAACGACGCCCTTGGAAGTCAGCGATGAAGACCCGCGGAATACGTTATTCTTGACGCGCCAGTAAGGGTAATCGGATGATAAAGTGCCGACAGCACATTCCGTATAGTCATTGAAATTATTATCGGAAATTTCAATAATTCCATGCACGTTTACGCCGGTGTATGTGTGCGCAAAAGCACCTTTACCGCCGACAAACGAGATGCCAGACATTTTGAATTGATAGATTTCCGAAGTGACAGTCAGAAAATACTGACTTGCCCCTACTATGATACGCGTGCTTTCTCGGCCATCACCGATAATCTCACACATCAGCGTACTGCAAGTGACGCCGGTATCTACCACATAATCACCGGATGGAACAACGATGGTCGCGGTCCCAACAGGAAAACCGCTTCCGGTAGCACTTGCAAACTGAGTGTTTGCATACGCGATAGCGGCCGCAAAAGCCGCGCTGTCGTCCGTCACGCCATCGCCGACAGCGCCGAAGTCCTTCACCGAGACGTACTGATCAAGTTTGGTCTGCACATTTGTAGCGACGCCGCCGGTGAACGGCGGATCATAAGCCACGATGTCGGCATTGACCGCGCCGGTCGTGCTCTGGACCGCGGTCGTGAATTTCACCTCGCCGCCCACATGCACGCCAGACGTGAACGTCACGGTGTTGCTATCGGTCTCCAGATAGCTGTCGCCGACGTACTGGTTCACGCCGTCGATGTAGACGGTCAGGGAGTTGGTGCCGGGCGTATAGTTGATCGTCGAGAGATTGAACACGGTCTGGCCGGCAGTGGCCGTGATGACCTCTTCCTGCACCGTGTAGTTGACGAAGTTCGAGTTGACGCCCGTGATGTTGTCGTAGGTGCCGATCAGGATCGCCAGCGATGTTTCGATGACGAACTTGTAGACCAGACCGTCGGTCAGCCAGATTTCCCCGCCCGGGACGCGTCCAGCGCTGTCCAGCACAATCGGGTTGCTGTGCGGCGTGACGCCAGCAGCCGACGTGTACGTGGCCTGCGGAGTGGTCGTGCCGGCCGCGTAGGTATAGATTTTCCCGCCCGACAGCGGCTGGCCGTTGTTGTCGAAAAACTGACCGGCATAGCCGCCGATGGGGGAGGGGTTAACAGACATCTATTACTCCAGCAGCAGCAAGCCGCCGTCCTCTTGGACGAGGTTGTCACCATTTTCGGTTAGCAGGTTGCCCTGAACGGTCGCGTCTGCGTAGCCTGACAGGAAGCTGATGATGCTCCCTAGCCCCAGAGCGATGCCGTTACGAAGAGCGCCGCCAAATCCCATGTCTTAGTTCCGATTGATCGGCTTGGCGTAAACCGTACCGCCCGTCGACACCTGAATGGCGCTGACGCGCCACGGAGCGCCAGAGGTGTTGGTCGGCAGCACAAACGGGATCGGCGTGAACGGCGGGATCGGGGTGCTGGCAGTCGTGGCTACCGCATCCACGCCAACTTCGACGTAGCAAGCCTGATCCGACCAGACCACGACGCCCTGCGGCCCCGGGTTCCAAGCGGTCGTGTTACCAGCGGTGCCGGTGTAGGCCACGCTATAAGCCGGAAAATCGGCCTTGCTGCAAGGGTTAAGCAGTTCCATAGTTCAGCCTCACGCCAAAAATTTCAGTTTGTACAGGGTCGAATAATACAGCCCAAAAATCTCGTCGATGATATTCTGGAGCGGGGTACACTCCTTATCGACGACCTTATACCGCATTTCCATGAGGTCGTCCACTTGACCTTCAAGGAACTCGACGATGTTGTTGGTTTTCTTGGCCGACATCAGCGAAATCGGGCCGATCAGGCCGTATTTGCCCTGATAGGCTTCCGCAAACTTGTCCGCCAGTTCGATGATTTCGTCATAGAACGTGTTGAGCGCAACGTGCTTGGCGTAGCTGCGCGTGTTGAGATGCGCGCTGTGCGCCACATCGCGGGCCAAGAACATCATTCCGACAAAGTCAGCGCACTTCATTCCATCATTCCTTCAGGCGGCATTTCAGGGGCTTCTGGGGCTTCCATAGCGCCCATTTCGGGCATTTCTGGCGCCTCGTTCGGCTCTTCAGCTTCAGGCATCTCGCGCATCTCAGGCGCACCGCCGATCAGGTCGCCTGTGTCGAGCGCAGCGGCGATGGTGCCCATGACGATGTCTTGGATTTGCTCCGGTGTCATCGACTGCTG